TTGAGTTTGCTTGAAAAGCAAGATATCCTATCTCACCCCTAGCAAGACCCCTTACTCTAGTACCCTTTACTAAAGAAACTATTTTTGTTGCTGATAAGGTATTTAATCTTAGTGTTGTATATGTCTGAATATCATATAGATGTAAATCCCACTCAGTTGTAGCGTCTGAGTATGATGCATCTGCAGTTCCAAAATTATAAACTCTTGCTTCACCAATAGTTAAACCAGAACCAACTTGAGGAGAACCACCTTTTCTTTCATTTCTTAGTTCTACAACGTTACTTTCATTTCCACCAATGTTTATAAAAGGAGTACCAGTTACGTTGTTAACTTTAATCAAACTACCCATAGTAAATGGAACTGAGGCAGCTTTGACTGATTTTGTATCTCTTGGTTTATCTACATCTACGACTGTAGTGCCTGGTAGATAAACATCGTATCCTCTAACATATGCTTTACCTGGTGATAATTTAATACACATCAAATCATCAGATGGGTCGTTTCCTTTATCAGTTTTTTGATTTTCTGTGTATAAACCAGCAGAATCTATTTCATCATTTAAAGAATCCTGAGTTGTTACACGGAAAGGTTCTATTGCATAATCACCTGATTCGTCATAAGTTCTTTTTGCAAAATATTTTCTTAATTCTGCGTATACTGATGTATCTTGTAATTTTTTTGTTTCTCCATCTGTAGTTCTAAACAGTTCAACAAAACTAGTATCAGAATAATCTAATAATGATTTTTTAGTTAATTTTGCTGTAATTTTAAACCTATCGGCACCTGGAGCAGCAAAATTAGTAAATCCTTTTGCATTATCATATAGAGATGAATCATCATTAGCGTTTACAACTTCCTCTAGAATCTCAAATCCTACTCTGTATGATGGTCTATTTGAGTATGGCTCTAATACTATGAGAGATGTTGGAACATCTACAAATAGTCCACGCATGAAGTATACACCTTTATTAACTCCAAACGCAGATCCAGTTGCAGTTGCATTTTCAGTTACCAGAGTTAGTATTGTTTCCTCAATGTTTAAGGTGGTATTCCCATAAGTTAAATTGTCCTCTAATATTAAAACCTCACCATCAGGGAAAGCTACACTTTCACCAGTAGTTCCTGATTGATTATATTTTATGAATATTGTTATATCATCAACACCTTCTTCAGGAGGTAGTATGAAATTCTTTATTGTAGCAACAATACCAGAACTTTGTCCTCTAACTCTTGTACCCTTTCCACCATTGTTAGCAATTAAATTACTTAAGTAAACAGTAACATCTATGCCAAGATGAGTTGCATTTACCTTTGCTGAAAAATAAGTTGGGTCATACTCAATACCACCAGGTATGACCATTGAACCTTCTTTAAATATGTGCTTACCAAATGCCTCAACCTGATTTTGTAAAAGAGACTGTAATCCAGTTAGTTCTCTTGCTTGTACAGGATAACCAGGTTTGAATAAGATTTTGTAAAAATTATCGTCCTTATTGAAGTCATCATAATAAGGTGATATATTTAAGTTAGTCTTCTGTGGCATTTTTTAGAATTCCAGTATAATTTTTATGTCTTCTTTTTGACGAGGATTCCTCACGATTAGAGGACGATTATCTAAGTAAACTATTTCACCTGACCCTTTATTTATCTCAGTATCAGATAAACCTGATACAAAGTTGGTTCCCAAATTAACTAATTTGTTACCAGTAGGATTAGTTGTTATTCCCGAAAAATTAATTGATATGGCACCATTGAAAGATGAACTCGATCCTTCAATATTATTTGCACTTAATCCAGTCTCAATTTCATAAATTCTACCACTTGTAGAAATACCAGTATAATCGGTGTGGTCGTATGTAGTTCTATTGAATTGTAATGACCTATCTTTAAAATATTTTAAAACTTTAGTCTCAACATCATAAGAAGCAACGAACCCCTTTGCAACTTTACCTATATTAGGAGCTAGTGTTAAAACTTGTTTTATTTCCTCACCAACTTGAGGAGTTCCAGATACAGTGCTAAATTTTATTGCTTGTAATGATGAATATGTATTATCAGTATAAGTAACCGAAGTTCCTACTTTTGTAGGATTTTTTACTATACCAACTTGAGAAAACTTAGTATCTATTGGAAAATCTTTAGTTGAATCATCAAATCTAGCATAAACTATAACTCTATCAGTTCCCAACTCTGTATAAACATCACTTCCATGACCTAAACCAGGTGGAATAATAGGAATTAACTTTGCTCTGCTGGTTGAACCTACGTTACTGTTTAATGTACCAAGATCAACCAAAGCATAAGTATATCCTTTTCCTCCTGCACTGACAGTTACATCAGTAATAGAACCGTTTATAACATCTACTCTTGCTTTTGCACCTACTCCATCACCTATTATATCTACTTCTTGACTTAATCCATCAGCATATCCACTTCCAGCATTTTCAATGTAAACATGCTTTATCTGGTTTTCATTCAAAGAAGAGTCTCCATTTTCTCTTACTGCTCTAATTTGAGAATCTGTGCTAGTTGACCAATTATTTGGGACAGTAATAAATTCAGTTGAATCAAATTTAATGATATCACTAGGTGAAACAGTGAAAAGATACTTCCAAACATATCCATCACCACTGTTTCCTGCTTTTGATGGTTCCAAGTCTGTGAATGTAGGTTCATCTTGGGATACATTTCCAAGAGGGTTAGCTCCCGTTGATCCATTATCAATACAAAGGTAAACTTTAAAGTCGGAATTAAGAACGTAGTAGTTCGCATCGTATAATCTGTTCGCTGCTGTTAATGGACTAGGATTAGAGGCACTGTAATCATCTCTATAAATTTCATATCTATTACCAGATGTCCAATTAACTCTTCTTATTATTCTTCTTATATTTGCTGATGATACTTTTTTACCAAACATCATGGTATCACCAGTATGAGATCTGTATGAAAAACTATCTGTTGGTGCTGGTGTATTTGAGTTCCAATCTGTTGATCTTCCATAACCCACTAAACTTCCTGCTCCTGTTGGATTTGCCAATCCTACAAAAACATAGTAAGAATTATTTGTATTCTCTACTGATTCTACAAAATTATTTGCGTTTAGAATTCTAAATTGGTCAGTAACAATTGCCGACATCTTAAAATTTTACTTTTCTTTTTATTTATAGTGGTTATTTAATCAAAGTCCGAACACTCTGATAGCACCAGTCGATCTTAGACCTCTAAGAGATGCTTGTGCATAGTTCTTTCTTTGAATTGTTGGGAAGGTAGTTAGACCAGAATTTACAGTTAATCCAGTAACTCCTATCGAAATAGGATTATCTGATCTCGTTGCATTATATAATCTACCCCAACTTAATCGACCCAATGATATTGTATTACCTGTATTGGTAACGCTATGTTTTCCAGTTAAACCAACACCAATACCAGTAGTGGTTCCATTTAATATGTTACATGTTATCTCACCATTTTCACTACCAGTTGCTACTCTATCATGAACAATGTAGACATTATCAAGGAAATTAGTTCCAATTCCAACTATAGAATCATTATGAGTGTCAACAGAGGTAATTCCTGTACCCACGGTTGTATCAGTAATCATAATTGGATATCCTATCTCCAAATCATTCGTATTTTCTCCAGCTCTTTCTGCTCTGAAGAAGAATTTAATTCCAAGTTGACCACTATTAGTAACTTCTTTGATACCAGTTATGATACCAGTAAATCCTTGAACGTTATCAATAGAGGTAATTTTCTCAGTCTGGAATGATGGTTCTTCGATTATCACTTGAGGTGGATTTGATCTTGTATAACCAGCACCAACTCCAGTTATATTAATATTGTCAACAATACCATTTGATAGAGTTGCAGTCGCAAATGCGGTTGCAGCAGTTCCTACAGTTAAACCAGCTCCTATAGGTGGAGTTATACTTACTCTTGGAGTTATTAAGTATCCTTTTCCATTTTCAGTTATATCAATATTAGATATAGTGCCTGTTGCAGAAACTACAGCAGTTGCAGCAGCACTTACATTTACATGACCAGATGTTATTAAAGCATCTACCTCATTAATATTAATATTATATTTTAAATCAGATTGGTCTTCAACATGAGTATTAGGTTCAATGTGAGATCCCTCCTCATAGAAGAATGAGTCAACATTATCAACAAAGATATTATCTCCTGAATTGGAACCAGAAGTATCAGACAAATCACCAATAATTTTTGCGGTTGGATATATTTGAGGTTCGAGTGATGGTCTAGATTTATCAATAATCTCACCATTGACAACTACATCAACTTTTTGTTTTGTCCATCTAATTGGTTTTTCAATAATTTCATCTACACCTAAACCAGTGTAAATGTTTGTTTCAATTAAATCTGCACCAAGTAAATCTGTAATCACTCTTTCACTTTCTTGTGCTGTTGAAACACCCACAGGTGATTTCATTAATCTTATTTCATCACCACGTTTTACTGATTCTTGAACATCAACTAAATCAACATCTATTCCCTCTTGTCCTTTATAGAAGAAGATATCAACTTTGTCATGATCATTTGCACCAGGAGAGGATTCACCTGAAGGTGCTTCTAAGAATGTGAATGTTGTACCACCTTGGAACTGATATGATTCACCTGGTTTCTGTAGAACACCATTAACAAATATCAATAACACAGCATCTAAATTAATTAAAGCTGATTGTGAATTTGATAAATCTTTTTCAAAACTTAGTAATTGACCGTTGAAGAACAGTGGGAATCTTGTTTTTACACCATCTTGTAAATTTCTTATATCATCAATAAAATCAAGTTCACCAAACTGCCATGCTGAGAATTGATCCTTGAATATTCCAGTAACTTCTAATTCAAATTCATTAATAGGTTGTGATAGATGTGCTGCTGTTACAAGTCCAACAGGTTTGAATTTATCACCAACTTTAAATGAATGTCCTTGTCTTGCTATTTGGAAGTTAGATATTTCAAAAGTAGTTGAACCAATACCTACTGAAGTTTTTGCTGCACTTACTTGAACATCAACCAATAAATTTGATCCTGTTTCAGTTGTAGGTCCGATACCGAATCTTGAAACACCTATAACAGGTAAATTATCATAATTAGGTTCTGGAATTACGATTTCTGGATTTACATAACTTGTACCAGCAGAAACAATATTGAATGAAAGTGTACCACCTACTCCTACTGTAGCAGTTACTTCTGCTCCTGTACCACCGCCACCACCTTGTCCAACAAATAAAGTGATTGAGTCAGTTGTAGTTGCAATAATAGCAGTTTGAATTCCAGCAATAGGATCTGAATTAGGGAAACTTGTTTTTGATACTGAACGAGGATAAGGGTGATTAGAGAAGAAATTATCTTTTGAACACTTAAACAATAATCCACCAGTATCAATACCAACTGTATCGCTTGTGGATAATCCATGATTTGGAATTGTAAGAACAAGAGTTCCTGTGTTTGAAGTATAGATTGCATCTGTTGCTGTAAATGCATTTACACCTGTAGCAGCAAAATTACCTTTACGGATTGAATTGATACCAGCACTAACAAACCTATGCTCATATGCTTGATCTATAACTTCAACATTAACAGAACCTCCTCGATATCCTGAACCAAACGTAAGATCTTCAAAGAATTCATATGCAACTCCACCACCTTGATAATTATGAGGAATTGTGCTAGGACCAGCTTGCACTTCAAATGATCTATCTGAAACAATACCAACTACAAATAATGGTCTCTCATGGTCTTGGAATATTGTTGTTGTGACACCCACATATCCACCACCACCAATAGTTTTAACTGCTGTTGCTGTTGCAGACTCAAATTGATGAACATATTGATCAGTAGGAGCAGATGCACCAACATTTACTTGGAAAGTATCTTGAGTTACATTACTTACTGTTAAGTATTGTCCAGCCGCAGGATCAGTTGGACGAGGATAGCAATGAATTGTTGCGTAACTATCTTTATCACATCTAAAACATATTGAACCATTATCAAGTATTACAGCATCACCTTGAACTAAACCGTGGTTTGCTATTGTAATTACTAATCTACCATTTGCAGGATTATATGTGGCAAATGTGGGTTGTCCTACAACTGTCTTAGGGCATGCAAATTCTAAACCTTTTAATTTTACTGTATTTGGTCTTTCTAATGCAAAACCATGAACTTCGTTTGTTGTGACTGTAATAATACCAGATGCATTATCATATACAGCAGTTTGAATTCCAAGATTGAATCCTGACGAAGTTCCAATACCTACTATACTTGTTAATCCACCATTACTATCTTTAAATGCCTTAACTTTTGCACCTACCAATGGAGCATATCCAAGACCAGCAGTAGAACCTAATGAAACAATTATTCCCCCTCTAGGCACTTGGTTTTGGTTAATATCAGAGTCAGATACAATAAATTCTCCGTTTGTTGATGTAATTCCTGTAAATTCAACTGTAGATATTCCTGCAGTTGTGTCACTTATAAATTCATAATTATTACCAACATTATTTTGAGTAAGTGGTGTTTGGAATACTCCATTTATGAATAGTATACCATTACCAACACCAATACCAGAAGCAGTATTAGCACCACCAACAGTTAGATTGTATGTTTTACCGATGCCTGTAAAACTATCTGATATATCATCAAACAACATGTTAGTTGTGTAATTACTTCTTAAGAATGTTCTTCCACTATAATCAGCTTTTACAAATGGTAAATTAGTTTCGTCTCTTCTTGATCTTGTATTACCTTTTGGTGGATCAGTAAAGAAAATTTTACTATCTACAATATTAAATGAACCTCTATGAACTCTAATTGTTGAACCACCAACATGTACAGTTTCAGCTGCTCCTAATTCACCTCTCCTGACCTTCACACAAGGTAAAGTTGCAATACCTAATGAAACGTCAACTGCATCATTAATCGTTCCTGTAGGTGTGCTAGAGAACCCTACCTCAGTAATGGTCATAAATTCATCATCAACCTTTAATATATCGGATGTAGTGATTGAACTAATACCACTTAAAATTAATTGTGTAAGACCAATTCCAACCGTGTTGTTGTATGTAAATCCATCAAAGACTCCTAGAGTATGAGTAATAGTTGTGAATGTAATAGGTTGCTGAACTACACCATCAAGACCTATAATTGTTTTGCTTAACTGTTTGGTCATTGATAGTTTGTGAGCATTACCAGAACCACTTCCAGTAAAGGTAACTGCTGCACCTGTGCCGATATATTCAGGTCGAGTGAATAATTCAAATCTATTTTCATCAATCACTTTTGCAAATACATCACTAGGAAGAATTGTTGTAACTATACCAGCTGAGTTTGTTGTTGCTCCAATTGAAACAGGAGTAGCAGCGATTCCAATGAAAGTTGATTGTGGTGTATATACTAGTT